GCTCAGCCACCGGCAGTTCTTGCGAACCATGCCGAGCGAAATTCCAGTCGAGCCGTCAGGGAACAGCTCGGGATGCCTGCCCTCCTCGGAAAATCCAAGGCCGCGACAGAGTTTGATGGAACGCTCGTTACCGGCTGGGATCACGCAAGTGATCCGCCTCACGCCGAGCTGCAGAAATGGGAACGCAAAGAGCCCCGCAAGGACTCCCTTTCGGCACCATCGCGGATCATCGGCCGCAATGGTCACTTCGATATTGGTCACGCGATAGTTGAGATAGACCACGCCGGCAAGGGCGCGGCCGTCGTGGTAAACCCCGATCGCGCGGCAGAGGCCGAAACTATCGACCCATGGCGTGCGTTTCTTGACCCAAGCGGCAACGAGTTCGTCACGCCCGCAAACCAGGATCAAAGGTTCACCCCGGTCTCGGCGCGGAAATCCGTTCTGACCCAGGAAATCTGCTGCAGAGCCGCGACCTTGACCCGCATGGCGACGCTTTCCCCCGTCCCCCCGGCGACGCGCCAGTTGGTATCGACAATCGTTCCCGGTCCCCATGGCGTAATGTCCCAGGGCGAGACATCCCATGCCGCTGTGGTCGGTTCCGTCGATGTCGCCGTACCCAGGGAAATGGGCTTGTAGTCGTATCCGATGCCCGCCTGATAGCTGATCGTCCCCTCGCTCTGGATGATCGAGCGGAAGGCCGGAATCCTCTTTCGATAAGGTGAATTCAATTGCGACCATGCCTGCTGCCCATCGGCATTGATCGGCATGTTGGCGATCGATTCCGGTCCCCATGGGGTGATATCCCAGGGCGATGTATCCCACGCCGATTCTGTCGTAAAGACGAGCCTTCCCGTGTCGGCGCTGCCCGTCTCGGCTTGGTAAACGGTGCCGTCCGACGACCCGAAAAAGAGCAGGTTGTTATAGACGCACCAGCACGACGCCGAGATGTCGAGATAGCGGCACCACGCGCCTGTTGCGGTGTTGATGACGTGCTGAGCGAACGACCCGTCGACATTCGGGATGTTGAAGATCATCCTCCCGCCGCCGGGATACATGATCGCCTGCCAGCCGAAAGCGGAGGCGTTCGCCGTCGTCGCCGCGAGAACCGCTCCAGAAACCTTTGATAAGGCGGGGGGCGTCCCGCTTCTGATCGCGCCGAACCATGAATTGAGCGAGGTATGATCGGTCAGCGTCGTGACGTAGGTATCGCCGCCGTACCGCTCCACCGCGCGAATGTTGACGGGCGTGCCGATGAAATACCGCCCGACCAAGGCCCACGCCGTAGAGACGCCGGGATCGGTTCCCTGATAGAGAAGAACCTCGCCGGATGACATGATAAAGGCCGCGAGATCGTCGGGCGAGTTGCCCGCATAGCCGAGGGTGGAAACAGCGAGCAGATTGCCGCCGCGCTGCGTTACCATCGATAGCTGAAACTTGGTCAAGGCCCCGGTGATCGCGCCCGTAGCCCCGTACCAGAAATCCTGGCTGTTCTTCTCCCAGAGGAAGACGAAATTCTTGAAGACATAGACCCCGACGAGATTCTTTACATCCGAGGGACCGGTCCATGCGGTATCGGCGAAGCTCGTCCCGTCGAAAGTCTGCGGCGTATCGGAGCCATTGACCCAGAATTGCACGGCCTTGAAGTTCGCCGTCTGCCAGCGATTGCTCGTCATCCCGCTGAGCAGCGGGAGACCAACCGAACCGGTCGCCGAGCAATCGAAGATGTTTCCGTTCGCCGCCGCGAGCATCTTGCGACCGGTCCCGGCATAATATTCGGCCAAGGTCTCGACCGTCCCGTTCATGCCGTTCGCAAATGCGGACGTTCCCCCGCGCACATCGACCGCTCCGAGACCCGGAAACCAGTTGTCGAGCGTCACCGCATCGGTCGGCGCCATGCCGTCGAGAGAATCCCGCGTGTTCCATCCTCCGGTTGGAGCGGGAAGCGACGCTGGCTTGCTGGGGGGCGGCCGGCGCGGCAAGCGGGCCATGGGATTGAGGACAACCATCGGCTAGACGTTGCCGTAACCAGTCTCGGGAATATTCGTCCAGTTGAGGAGGAACGTCCCACCGCTCGGCGTCATGTCGATGACCGATGTTCCGCCATCCGCCGCAACCGCCTTGTCGACCTCTTGGGAATATTCCGAATAGGCGGCGGTGTAGTCCATGCCCAGCCGTTCGAGCATGCGCCAGGTGATGCCCAACTCGATAAGATACTCGTCGAGAATCCCGACATCGGTATCCGCCGCCCATGCGGTTTGCGCGGTTCCTCCGGCTGATTTGCACCATGCGTTTGAGACGTACTCGAACACCAGAAGCGAACCGTTGTCGCTCGGCACAGGATCGATCGAGAATACAGGCGTTGCCCCCGCCGTCGCCCCCGTGGCGAGGCGAATGCGCCAGCGCCGCTGTATCGAGGCCCGACCGATGGGGGATGATTTGTAGAGCTGCCATTGCTGCGGCGTCATGGCACCGCGCATTTGCCAGAAGCGCGAGCGATCCCACAGGGTCTCGTCAACCATGCGCTCGAAATCCGAGGGCAGCGCGTAATCGCCTTGGCCGATCGTGATATCGGTTGCGATCTCGTCCGATACCGGCGTGAACCCAGCCGATAGGGTGATCTGTGACGAGCTATCGACCGACGCCACCGGAGAGTTGGTGAGGAGGCCGGAGCCGTTCGCCGTCATCCCAGGCGTTACACCCGTGGTCGAGCCGAGGCCGGTGAGGATCAGACTTCCCGACGTGACGTTCCCGGTCGTGGTCAGGGCAAAGGTGGTGAAGGTGTGCTCGGTGATCTGCGATACCCATCCGAGGGAGGGGCGCCGGGCCAAAGCCTTCCCCTCGCGTTGGGCGCAGGCGAGCAATAGCCTCGCCGTCCCGTCCGACGAGCCAATGATGATCGTCGGAACGTCGACCGGGATATCCGCCGCGACGGATTGACAGATCGAAAGCAAGCTCATTTATTTGCGACCCTTTTCGAGCTTCTCGCCGACGCCCTTCGCGACCGCTTCGTGCTCCTCGCCGATCTGGGGAAACTTCGCATGGACGGCGGCACGGACGGCCTTTTTCTCGGCCGGAGTTCCGTATTGCGCCACGCGGGAAAGCGCGTTCCGGGCGTGACTCTCGTCGGGGATTGGATAGCGCCCATTGCCGAGCGCAAAATCCTTCTTCGGGAGAGCGTCGCGCTCCTTGGCCGTCAGCACAGACATCGCTCGATTTCCTTACCCGTGGCCGACTTCTTGGGAGGTCGGCAGGATGATCCGCCGGCCCGGCTTCTCGCTCGCACCCTCAAGCCTTTCGAGGCGCGCATTCATGGTGACGAGAGTCCTGGTCAGTTGGCCGATCATCGCGTGCGCCTGCTCGACGGATTTGAGCAGCGTTCCGATCATCTGAAGGGCTTCTTTCTCGCGATCGGTCTGGGCCGGCGTCCCGAGGGCCATCATGCCGCCGCCTTCGGACGACCCGGCCGACGCTTCGGCTCGATGTAGTTCTCTTTCGGGTCGGCGAGGATACCCGAGGCGAGGACCGGCGACACGGGGACCGGCGCCGTCACGACATGCGGCAGTCCCATGATCGGGCGCCCTTCATCGGCGCGCGCGTTCTGCATGCCCTGCATCTGCGCCTGCAGGCCCTGGCACAGGGAGCCAAGCTCGGCGAGCTGCTTCGCCATCGCCTCGGCCTGTTCCTTCAGGCGGAAGTTCTCGGCGGCGATGCGGTCCACCGCGCCGTTGTCCTCGGCCGCCTCGAGAAAGACCTTCGCCCGCTCGGTCCACATCCGGCCGCCCATGCCGAGCCGCTGGATGCCGTGATCGTCGAGCGCGGCGAGCTGTTGGACGGTGAAGATGTTCATCGCCTGGAAGGTGCGGGCCAGCGCCTTGGACATCGCGGTCCACGCCTCCAGGGGCGTGCCGTCGAGGACGGTGCCGCCGTTCTTCTTGAACGCCTCGTATTGCTTGGCGTATTTCTGCTTGTCGTCCGCCGTCGCCTCGCGGCTGATCACGGTGAGGTTGTTGCCGGGGAACGAGATTTCCACCATCTCGACCGAATCGAAGATGGGAAGCCCCGCCGCCTCGCTTTTCCCCGGATTCTGCTTCGCCTCTTCGGAGAACTGCACGAACTCACGGCCGGCGCCGGCACCATCGAAGGACCGGGTATATTCGATATTCGCCACGTTGATGCCTCCTGTTAGGCGCTGAGGTTGACGATCCACTTTTGCCCGCTCGGGACGCAGATCGCGCTCTTGGCGCTGGTGATGGTGAAGCCGGTATTGGCCGTGCTGGCGTTGATCGTCTCGCCGGACGCCGGATAGAGCGTCTGATCCGCGCCGCTGTTGTTGAAGATGGCGTAGACCGGCGCCCCGGTGGCGCTGGGGAGACGCACGCCGGCAGCGGAGGCCGTCGCCAGCACCGTCACGGGCGAGCTGAGCGCCGTCGCGCCGGTCTGGGTCGACCCCGCCGGGGTGATGCTGGTCGAGGGGCCGCTGCCCACCGCCCCCGCGAGAGCGGAGGGCATGCCGAGGGCCATGAGTTCGGATTGCTGTGCCATATCGAGTCTCCTTATGTGCGCGTGAGGAACCAGGTGAAGTTGTCGCCGAGATCAACCACTTGGCCGATGCTCGTGGCAAATTCGTTGACGGCGCGCGTCACGCCGAACTTGGGAAAATCCGTGTTCTCGTAATCGTGACCGCCGACCAACCCGCCGGCCTTGACCTTGGGCCACCATGCGGCGATATCGGCGCTGCAGCCCTCGTAGCCGTGATCGGCGTCGATAAAGACAAAATCCAGCGAGGCGTCGGCAATCTGCGCCGCGGCATCAACCGATCTGGCGCGGATGATCCTCGCCCGCTCGCCGGCAAACGCCACTCGCGATCTGGCGAGGTCGCAATAGGCGTCCTGCTTCTCCTGCGCGAGGCCAGCGTGCCAGTCTCCGGAATCGCCGTGATAGGACGCCCCGCCGCCTTCCCACGCATCGACCATGAACAGCGTCAGGTCGTCGCGCGCCAGCAAGTGACACGACATGTCGGCGCCGAAGACGCCGATCTCCGCGCCGGTTGGATTCGACATTTCCAGACGCGAGAGAACCTCCTTCGCGCGAATCTCCGGCCCCATCGGCTCCGGGTTGGCGAGGATGCGCGCCATCTCGGGCAGCAACCCGTCACCATGGACGATGATGCTTCCGCCGGCCGCTGCTACGTCGCGAGCGATGGTCTCAAAATCCTGCGCCTGCCGGACCATCCACGGCGCCGCGCGGAACACGCGATTGCCGACATGGGCATCGACGATGCGTTCCGAAGAATTCAAATCCTGTTTGTAGGCGTGCCCCTCGCTGTCCCGATACGAGCTATCGAACCCGTAAAGGTGGATTTCCCGGTAGCCCTCGACGAACGCGATGAGGATCGCATGCGTCCCCACTGTCGTCCCGCAATCGCCCATGATGTCGAGATCGAAGCGGATTATCTGATCCGGGCTGAGCGCGTCGTAAACGTCCGGGTGACACTGCGAGGCGACGTAAGCGGTGGCCTGCGGCGAAACTCCAAGCGCGAATTTCGCATTCTCGGCGCGGGCGTCGAGGATCACGAAGGCATCGGCGGATATTCCCTGCCCGGCCAGCCATTCATACGTGCCGTTGAGCGCCCATACGGCGCAGCCCTCTGCGATGCGCCGCCGCAACTCCGCCATCGTAATGGGATCACGCAGCGATGGACCGCCGCCGACGATGACAATGGGTCTGTCATGCCCCGGCTTCGATGTCAGGCGAGCAAAGCCGCGAGCCGCCGAAAGGCGCGACTGCTCCCGTATCTGGTCAAGCCCGACATTGGCGATCATCGCGAGCTGGAAATGCCCGGTATCACCTTCCGACCATATCGCATCGACCCACGGGCGGCCGCAATTGTCCGGCCGTGGTTCCCCGTGGAACACCACCACGCTCGCGCCATCGGGCGGGAACGGATGGCAATGGACCTTGTAGGAGCAGAACAGGCCGGGGAAGAGGTTCTGCCAGGTATGCCCGATGGGCCGCTGGCACTCCTCGATCCATGCCTGATCGCCGCCCTCGACTTCCGGTCTGCCGGCGGCAACCCAGTTCTCCCAGATATGCGCGCCGAATCCCGCGCGCCAAGCCATGACGGCCGACTGCCAGCCCTGCGGACGATAGAAGTCCTGCAGGATGGCAAACTCGCCGTCGTATTTCGCGATGGCGTCAAGATCGCCGACAATGACCGTATCGAGGTCGAAGAAAAGAACGCGATCCCCTTCGTCGAAGAGTCCGGCGCTGAACAGCCACAATTTACACCACCACCCCGCCACGCCTTCCGGCAATGGTTTCGTGATGATATGCCCCGGCAACTCGTCCGGCTGATCCGTGAAGCAGATAAACCGCCCCTCAGTGCCGAGCGTGATATTGCGCGCGACCATCGCGTGAAGCTTGGTCACATAGTCTGCTGAATATTTCGTGCCGTGGCGGACGCAAATCACATTCAGCATTGAGAATGCTATTTCCTCTTATTGCGCTTCCGAGAAATCCTTAGCGGCTTCGTTAGCGCGTCCTCAACGGACCAGCCGGCGGATAAGCGATTGACCACAAGCTTTCGGTGGAAACCCTTTATCTCGGCCCACTCAGCACCTGAGCGAATGACGCCGCGATATTCAATCATCTTGCTTGTGGAGCGATTCCGGCTTTGTCGCTTTGGAGTGCTCCACTCGCAGTTGCCCGGCTCGTAATTGCCATCGTTGTCCAAGCGATCGATCGAGGCATGCGGCGGCTTCGGCCCCATGTCACGGTAGAAAGCTTCAAAGCTATTGCGCCATTCAGGGCAGACCTTGATCCCGCAACCGCCGTACCGATGAAAGGCTTTCCCCTTTGGATTCTCGCAACGCTGAATCATTCCGGCCCACACATTATAAAGCGCCGTCCCCTCCATGCCGTGAACCCGGCACCAATCCTTTGCCGTGCATCCGCAGGAAGCACTAGTACCCTTCCGCAGCGTAGAGCCTATGACGACTCGTTCGGTGCCGCATGAACACCGGCACAGCCACCGATGCTCACCCCACCGTGTTTTGTCGGACCATTGAAGAACCGACCATTGGCCGTATTTCTCACCCGTCAAATCTTGAAACCGCACAGTGACCTCCAGCAATTTGCCAGAGGCCACCATAGCAGCTTTAGGTCACAAGGACCACAAAGATCAAGTAACTTGACCTATGTTATTTGCCCTTGCGTTGTCGGCCGGCTGATCAGCACCGTCGCCGTGCTGGTCGTGCTGGTGACGGTCGTCAGATTGGCGTATTTCGCGCCGAGAATCTGCTTGCCGCTCGCGGAGGTCGGCATTAGTCGGCCGGTCGTGCCGCTGATGTAGACCTTGGCCTGCGGCGTGACCGCCACCGCCGATTTCAGGACGGTTGCCAAGCCCTCGATCTGATACCACGAGAAGTTCGTGGCCGAGGTATTGGCCGCCATCGACACCGCAACGGGGGTGCCGAGATTGGCCGTGCTGGGCAGCAGCGTGACGGCGTAGGTGGTCGCGTTGTAGCTGACCACCAGGCCGACCGCGTTGCTGGCAACGCCGGGCAGGTAGATGAATTCGCCGGCCCCGAACGTGGGGTCGACGGCCTTGAGGATCGTCCCGACCGGGAACCAGTTGTTCGCGGCCGTTCCGTTGTTCGACGTGTAGTTCGCCGTCGAGTCGATCTGCGCCATCGTGGCGGGAAGACCGAGGCGATTTTCCGTGGGTACGAATGCCATTGAAGGCGTCCTTTCGTGATGAGAAAGGCGCCCGCAGGCGCCTTATTTGGGTGACGTGCCCTTGACCGGCTCGGTTAGCGTTCGCTCGATTGACCAGCCGTATGACAGTCGTGCTTGAATGGTCGAAAATTTGATGCCCGTTTTCTCGGCCCACTTGGCGACAGTGCGGCGCTCGCCGTTCAGCTCAAGCACGGAATTGAATCGCGTGTTATTGCGCTGATCAGCGTGCGTTGCCCATCGACAATTGGATTTTGAATAAGGACCGTCGTTATCGTTCCGCTCAATGGTGTACCCAGGCGGACAATCGCCCATATCGGCATAGAAAATGGCGAAGTCTCGCCACTCCTCACAGACAGCAATGCCTCGCGCGCCATAGTTCTTGTAGGACGGGCAGCGCGGATTTTCGCAACGCTGGAAAAGTTGTTTCCAGACATTGTATATCCGCGTGCGCGCCATCCCATGGCGTTCGATGCGCTCGGCATTGAGGCACCCGCACGACTTCACTTTGCCGCGCGCCAAATCCTGTCCATACGCAATGGCGGTCTTTCCGCATTCGCAGAGACAATGCCAGCGAGCGTTCGTGTCTCGCTCGCTGGCATTCGGCGCTCGACCGGTTACCGACAATCTCCCGTGCTTTTCGCCAATCCGATTTATCAGACGCAAGGAAACCTCCAGGGTTGACACTCATCTCTGAGTATTTTACCCTATTGGCTCCTGACGTTCAATCAGGCAACAATGACGCCTTGCAAAAAGGCATTCGACATCGTGATGTTTCCTGCCCAAGCAATTAATTTCACCATCGCGTCCTGATTGACGCTGAACCGGTCCGGGTCGAGCGGGACCATGTTGCGGTCCTTGTGCGGCCGGTAGAACAGGTAGTCGGAGTTGAGGAAGTACATGTGCGAAGACGGCGCACCCGTGCCGCTCGTCCAGGTCGAGGGAACCGTGGGGGACGACAGAAGGCCCGTCTGACCCTGGAAGCCGCCGTCATAGACGACATCGGCGCTCATGAACTTGAGGCTCATGAAGCCGGCTTCCGCTTCCTTGTCGGACTGGATGCGCTGGATCGCCTGCAGCGACTCCCAGTAGTAGCGGAAGTAGGTGTTGTCGGCGATGATCAGGTCCGGCTTGTCCGGGCCGCGGGCGAGGGCGAGCCACAGGCGGTTCATGGCCGTCTGGATGGTCGCCGAGCCGGCGGTCAGGGAGTTGCCCGCGAACGAGAACGCCTGGTTCTGCCAGAAGCCCCACGTCGCGCGGTTGATGCCGCCTACCGTCCCCGAGGTCGGGGTGTTGGCGACGAGGAGCTGAAGGCCGCCCATCTGCTTGCCGCCCGAAGCCGAGCCATCGGAATAGGCGTCGTTCGAGAGGTTGTTGCG